CACCGCCTCCGTGCTTAGCAAGCAGCATCATCTCAAGGTTCTTCGTTCCGATGTCTTGGATGCTATCCCCCACATCAACACCGAAGCAAGAGATAGGCAGGCCTCTATCCGTGCCTGTGTTGGCTAGAACTGGTGTGGCTAAGCATAGCCAGTTGTTCCAAATGTAGCTAAACAGCTTGTCTTCAAACGCCTTCGTCTGATTCAATCTGTTGGTTATGGCCTTACATACTCTTGTGTAAGCATCTTTCGGGGTTTCACGACCAATGAGATAGCCATTGCTAATGGTTTTTACATACTCTTCTGTATTGCCCCATACAGGGAAGTCCACTCCGACCTCCCATCCTAATTCTTTTCCGTAGTTTTTCATTTTAACTTTTCCTCTATTTCATTAATGATTTCATTGTCAAAATCATCGGCTTCTGTGATGATTGCGATGAACACTTTCTTGCCCTTTAGCTCTAAGTCTGCCGAGGCAACAGTCAGCAATTCCAATTCATCTTCAAGCATTGAGTCGCAGATATCGTCAACCATTTTGCGATACTCTCTTGGTGTCATTTTTTTTAGTTTCATATCTTTAGTTTTTTAGGTTTTACCAAACATCTTCAAAGTCTTCTCCTTCGTTGGCCTTGGAGTAATCCGTTGGCCTCAAAGCAAAGAAGTCTGTGTGCGTAATGCCACCAGTCAAATGATAGAACCAGTCTAACTGTTTGGCCTTATCGTCATCAACTACAAATACAGTTTCATACCCCAATTCAATAAGCTTTTCATTGGCTCTCCTCTTGATGAACTCAATGAGGTCTTCTGCCTTCAAGTTATCCAAGTCCCCCATCTCAAACATCTTATCAATAAACTTTATCTCCAAATCAACAGCTAGTTTGGCAGCATCCATAACGCTGTTGCGAGCCTCATCACGAAGCTCAGGGTATTCGATGCACATATGATTGAATAGCGTACATCCCATCTTGGAGTGTAGCGATTCGTCACGGACAGACCACTTCATCTGCTGACCAATGCCCTTGAGCAAGTTCCGCATTTGGAATGAGTATAGCACCGCAAAGGAAGAGTACAGAGATACCCCCTCAGCAAAGGCTGAGAACACCGCAATGGACTTAGCGACCTCTGTGCGTGCTTTGGGGGAAGCTGACAACTCAATGTGCGTGTAGTCGGCTTGTGTCCGCATAAGGCTCTCAAATCGCTCACGAGTAGAGTCCTCGTGCAAGAATCCCTCGAAGTCCTCAAGCCCAAGCGTCTCATTGAGGTAGCTATAAGCAGCAGCGTGGATGGTCTCCTGAGAGCCAAACATCATCGCCATCTGAATGATTTCGTGCTTAGGAAACCACTTTGTGACTTGGTTTGTCCAATAGTCAGATACAGCGCACTCGGTCTGAGCAAAGCCTAGCAGAATGTTCCCAACGAGGTTTATCTCGTGGGGCTGTAGGTTCTCACGGAAGTCCTTCACATCGTTCTGCATCGGTATCTCCGTATGCAACCAAAAGGCCTGGGCTTGTTTCATCCAGCCCTCTGTAAAGTAGACTGGGTATTCAAATGGTTTGTAGGCAATTCTATGTTTAAATAGCATCTTCAGTTATTATCTTTTTAAGTGTGTAATGTGAAATGGTTCTAAGTTCTTCGGTCGGCATCCAAGTGAACAAGTCCTCTTGCCCTCTCCTTGATTGCTTCAAGTAAGGGCCCTTGAACTTGTCATAAATCTTGTCGTCTTGGGCCAACTTGGTTTCTACATAAGAGGCTAGTATTGGCCTAGAAACCACCACCCAATCGGTCTCAAACTCGTAGGCGATATAGTCTGCTTGACCATAACCCCATCCTGTTGTCCCATAGGTGTTCTTGATTTCAAAGATGGCGAAGTCGTTGCAGTAGTCTGAGTTTCTGTTCAGCCTTCTCCTAGCCTTCACATCTATCTTCGTATCATTGATGGACACGTCCCAGTGCTCTCGCATATCCTCGTGTCTTGTAGCCCTACGAAACAGCTTGAATCTGTCAGGGTAGCACAGAAGATAATCAGCTGTGAAACGAGTCTCAGCTGAAGCCCCCTCTGCGATGGAGGCCAAGTAATGATTACGCATTACCAGTCTCGTTGTGTTCCTTGACCGCTTCTCGTATGAAGTCTAGCTCCCTCCTTACGGATAGGATAAAGTCAAGGCAATGCTTCTTTACGATTTCAATATCTACGAGTGGGTTTCCTTTTTCGTCGTGTAAATTTTCGTACAGGTCGGTTGCGTTTTTTTGTACCTGATTCATTGACATCAGGTAGTACTCCGATAGTCTCTTGTTCATTTCCTAGTAGTATGTTTATTGTTTGGTCGACTTGGGCTTGGTTTTTCGGTAAGAAGACTTTGTAGTCTGACATTGAGTTGATTCTGAGCCAGTAGAGGAAGAGCTTCCACCTGAGCGTGAACGTGTGCTGCGATGGGACGAACCCTTTGGTTTCAATGTAGAACTTGTGTTCGTGGGAGACGAAGTCTGGCTTGTAGGTGATGGGGAACTCTTTGCTCCCCGTCCTGTTAACCATCGCTTTAGAGCCGTTAGTGCATTTAAAATATACACCTTCATTCCTAAACCCATCCACAAGCGTAATAGATTCAGATTCGTATTGAAAGTCGAACCCATTGTCCTTGAGTCGTTTGTAGCAGTAAAGTTCGAGCGCTGATTTGAATTCGATTCCATCGTATGTGTTTTTCTTGCTTTTTATGGATTTAGTTTTTGCCATTGGCGAATATAGTCAACGACTTAGCTACCACCAAATAAAGTTCTGCTCAAGTCCCCACATCTTAAGTGGTCAAACATCAGCGTCCCATTGATGTAGTAGAAAGTATTCCTCTCCGAGTTGCACTCAAAGCGAAGTGGTTGATTGAAGGAAGTCGGTGAGCCACCAGTCTCGGTCTCACGAATCTTACGGACGTGCATCTCGACAGTTCGCCTCATCGCTGCCTCTGGGTGCTGAATCTTACGATGGAATGTAAGGAAGTCGTCTGCCCTGTTCACGAACTTACCACCGCCTTCGGTTTGCTCTGCAAACGGAGCGATAGGCAGCCCATCATCCCCCTTCAAGCGTTGAGCCTCCGTGACAGCGTGAGCATTCAACCACACCGCTATCTTGTTAGCGTTCGCCATTGTAAGCATCTCGCTGATAGCCTCGTAGTCGTACTCGTGTACACCTAGCGTGCTACCTTGCCTCATATCTCTTTTGAGGCCGTTGTAGGGGTCAATAAAGACTCCGTCAAGAGGCTCTTGTCGCAGCATCTTCTCCGTGAAAACAAGGATGTCGTAGAAAGAATAGGTCTTGTTGTTTTCAATAACGGTGAAGTGATTCCTCACCCATTCGTAGGCTATCTTCCTCTCGTTGTGAGTCATATCCTCAATGTTCTTGCCCAAGGCGAAAGTCATCAGCTTCATCTTCACCGATGCAGTCTTGTTCTCTGCGGTGTAGATTAACCACTTCCATCCGTGCCTCATTGATGCAGCTACTTGTAGGTATAGTGCGAAGGTCGTCTTACCAATGTTGCTGTGTCCATTGATAACGGTGAAGTTCTTTTTGAACCTCCAGTGAAGGTCTACGTCTTCAATGCCAGTGGTTAAGCCTTGAGGGATATCCCCATCTGCAAACATAGAAATCCACTTAAAGTCTTCTGAGTCAGAGGATATAAACGACATATCCCCATCGTTAATCAGGAGCTCTCTACGCATCTTGTCACGCTCGTCAAGGACATTCTTGATGGGCAACATCTTACCACGCTCAATACCATCCCTGATGGTGTTCATAGCCGTTTGCATCGAGTCGATATCCCTCTTCTCTATCTCTCGGCTTAGGACTCTTATAACCTCCTCCTCTTCCATCAACGAGGCAGCTATGTAACCTCCGCATAGGATTGATGCACGGAGTAGAATCTCGTGCTTGTTGCCGTTCTCTGCCCTGCGTATCATACGACAAGCAATGTTCAGCTGTTCGTAGTCTGTGATTCCAGCTGTTTTAACTTCAATCTGTTGGTTGTCAGCCTTCTCAGTCAGGAACCCACCATAGGGCTCTGCGTCTTCTTTGTAGACTACATTGTCGTCTTGGCTTACAAAGCAAGCCCTTGATACATTGATACCTGTAGGGTCTACCTCAAGACCATAGTTAGCGTCATAGTATCGCATAATGCTCCTGTAGTGGTCACGATGCCTCTCAGGATTCGTGATGCGTACAACGAGCTTTAGCCCATTCCCAGATGGAGAGGTAAAGCAAATGAGTGTGTGCTTATCAAGGGACAAGATTCTCTTGGCTTCGTCTGCGTTAATCTTGTCAAAGTCAATCACCATCAACCCTGAATGTTCCATCAGGGACGAATCGTCCCTAGACGAAAAGACTCCCGAAAAGCATATAATCGGGAGTCGTTTCTTCTCGTCCTTCGTAGCCTGACCGCTACGAATGCGTTCAATAATCGCTAAAGAAGATTGCTTCGGTGACTTTATGTGTTCCAGTACTTGTCCAACGGTTTGGATGTATGGGGTCTGTGTGTCTGTCAGGCTCTTGAATATCGTGACCTTCTTGTCTAGAATGTTGCTCATCTTTTAAAACAATTTTAAGTAAAATTAAATAACCGATAAGGTCTGTAACCGTATCCTCTGTGGAATCGTTGATGCCTCTATTCTTAATGCGATTGAGCTTGTCGTCAATCCTTGCACAGATGGAGGCTCTTGGAGAGTGCGTGCTGAATATATTGGATGGATTCGTAGCAGCATCTCCGTAGGCTGTGTTCTTCTCAAGTAGCAAGGCTTCAACAGCTCTGCATTCTTCTGTAATCTTTTCGTTAGTACTTTTCATAGTAGATTGATTTATCGTATTCTTCCCCCACTTGATACACCCAAGGGGTCATTTGTTCCCCTTCGGCAGTGACTACCTCAAGCTTCTCCCTTTCATAGAAGTGGGGATGCCCCTCAAGTGCATCAAGTATTTTTAATCCATCCTCTCCCACAAAGTAAAGCTCCATTTGGACAAGATGCCCCTCTTCGTGTTCGCCTTTTATCAAGAACGGCAGGCCAGTTATACACAATCGCATTGGTCGTAGAGTCTTTGCATTCGCAACGAAATCAGCACAAGCGTATTGCATAAGGTCGTGGTTGACGTTTCCTTTCTTGAGTGTACCATATACACCTACAAGATGCGTTACTTCTTCGCCCATCCGTAATATCTTCCGTTAGTGGAGTTTATGTAATTAAGCTTCGTTGTTGCTAGCTCAGCAGCTTCGTTGCTGAATATGGGTAGGTTCTCTGTGATAAAGGTTAGGTTGTCAATCTCTTGATTGAGCCTTGTGCTACCAAGCACGGACACCCATTGTCCGTATCTTTCTAAATCTATTTTGTCGTTCATTGGTTTAGGGTTTGAGTTAAATCTTGCCAAAGGTAAGCTCTCCATCGTTGTAAACCAAGTATTTATTTTGATGAACTACATCGATGAGAAAATATCTTCCTCCTGTGAACTTATTTAGCATCTCAATGCTAGCGTCTGCACTAACCTGAGTGTGCCCAACGACTTGTCTGTATGCCTTCTTTAGCGAGCTTTTTTTATTAGCCTTCATAAGAGACTCAGGTCGAATCCATATCGGAGTCTGATAAGTATCGTCTCCTGATGGCTCTATCCCATTGAACATAAACCTCCTTGGCTGAGCAATAAACAGCTCGTTAATCTCCTTAACGATGTCAGCGTCCTCTGATATATCGTTGTCCTTTAGCCACTCTGCTGATACCCCTGCGTGAGTGCATAGCAAGTCATCAAGCAAGAAGGCCATCTGAAAGGAGTCCTTCTCTTCATTAATCAAATAGTTGAAGGTCGGGTACATCTTCGGTTGAAAGCCACTATAACGCTCGTAGTTGAACATATAATGGAAGTCGTGATTACCTATAAGCAGAATCGTATTTGGGATTCTATGCTTGTACTCAAGGATATCAAGAAAGTTCCTGAGCTGATTCTCTGGGCTGATGTCAAGGCTATCAAAGTAATCCCCAATGAATACCACTTGGTCGGGGGATTCTTTTGTAACGATGTCTTTCCATAGTGCCCTTCCGTGGGTGTCCCCAAGTAGTATT